TGATTACGTCGTAATCAATGGAAGGGATCAGGGCAACCTGGTCCCTTTTTTAACGCATGAACAATCAAGTATTTGACGAGAACAAGGAAGCGGGTATCACCCGCTTTTGGCATTTCAACGATGAAACCGGCCAGGCAACAATTCAGACTCAGCAGGATGTCACAGCAGTTGTTGAAGCGAATAAGGCAGATTTCAACCATGTAGATGAACGCGCAAACTGGAAAGGTGAGTGGCATCACGTCGCCAGCATCCCAGAGGGCGTCTACTACAAACTCAAGGCCGAGGGCAAGCTGGACGATCAGGCGTACATGAAACGCTGGCTCAATGACCCCGACAACAGATTTTTCAGAACGAGACCTGGACAAGTATGAACAACTACATTGCGGTTTGCACGCCAGCGCGGGACATGGTCCACGCCAACTTCACCTATTGCCTGGTGAATATGGTCTGCTACCACACGCTGAACACGACAGACGCAGTGAGTTTGAAAATCATGCAGGGTACGTTGATACAGAACCAGCGTGCAGACTTGGCGCTGGATGCGATGGGCGAGGGATGTACGCATATCCTGTTCATTGACTCCGACATGACGTTCCCGCAGGACATGGTCGAGCGCCTGCTCAAGCATGACCTGGATATCGTGGCGACCAACTGCGCACGCCGACGCATCCCTACCGGACCTACTGCTCAGAAGTATGGTCCTGATGGCGAGCGCGAACTGGTATACACCATGCCAGAGTCAACCGGTATCGAGGAAGTCGGCAGCATCGGCATGGGCGTGATGCTGATTAAGCGCAACGTCTTTGAGAAGCTGACAGAGCCGTGGTTTGAGACGCCCTGGCGCACCGACAAGCGCGGCTACATCGGAGAGGACATCTTCTTTTGCCGTAAGGCGCAGGCGGCAGGGTTTAGAATCTACATAGATCACGACGTGAGCAAAGAGATCGGCCACATCGGGACGTTTGAATTCAAGCACGACCACACCTGGATGATGCGGGACATCGAGAAGGAAAAGGCAAAGCATGGCACTTAGCACCTACGCTGAACTGAAAGCCTCGGTGGCCGACTGGCTTAACCGTAGCGATCTCACGTCTGCCATTACCGACTTTGTCTCTCTCGCTGAAGCGCAGATGGAGCGCGTGCTGCGCACCACCCAGATGATTACCCGCGCCACGGCCACCATCGACGCCGAGTACAACGCAACACCAGGCGATTTTCTGGAGGCGCGGACGTTCAAGATGGACACCAACCCCGTCAGCCCACTGCAGTTTGAGACCATCGACAGCCTGGATGACTTGCTGACTGTTTACACATCCAGCGGAAAGCCTAAGTTCTTTGGCGTTGTAGGATCTCAGATCCGCGTTGTCCCCATCCCTGATTCAAGCTACACCGGCGAGTTGATCTACTACAGCAAACTCGCCAAACTATCCACGTCCAACACCACCAACTGGCTGCTTACCAAAGCGCCTGACGTGTACCTGTACGGGTCACTGCTCCAGGCTGCACCCTACTTACAGGATGACGCAAGAATCCAAGTGTGGGCTGGCCTGTACCAACGAGGTATTGAGGAACTGCAAATTGCAGATGAGCGCGGTGCTACTACCGGTGGCGTGCTGAAGGCGCGCGCCAGGTCTTTCGGTTAAAATTTTCCCAGTTTTGGAGAACAAAATGCAATCAGAGCGTATCAATGGTCAAGACTCCTCAAGCGTAGCAATTTCACGCAAATCCGATCTGGATGAAACCATCGGAGTCACTGGCCGCTATGAGGTTGAGTGCGTAGGCGAAGATGGCCAGGTCAAGTGGGTTGACACCATCGAAAACCTGGTTGTTACCGTCGGCAAGAATGATTTGCTGGACAAGTATTTTGCTGGCAGCGCGTACACCGCAGCCTGGTACATGGGCCTGGTGGATGGAGCAAGCACTCCCACCTACGCTGCCGGTGACACGCTTGCATCTCACGCTGGCTGGACCGAGAGCACTGCATACACAGGCTCAAATCGGATCACGGTTGCATGGAACGCTGCGGCATCTAGTTCCAAGGCATCCACCGCTACCTCATTCAGCATCAATGCTACCGCGACTATCGCCGGTGCATTGTTGACGGTTACTCAGGTGCGTGCGACCACCACTGGCATCCTGTACTCTGCTGGTAGCTTTACTGGTGGAAATCGTTCTGTAGCCTCTGGCGACACGCTGAACGTTACCTATACCGCGTCTGTCTAAGGATTCAATCATGGCATTCAAAACAGGCGACAGCGTGACCATCAAGGGTACGGCCATGACGGGTACTGTTGTGGTTGGTGCAGTTGTTGATAACGAATCAACACTCTTGCTGCGCGTTTCATACACCGATCAATTCAATCAGGCACAAGAGCGTTTCTTCAAAGAAGACGAACTTGTCGCAAGCTGACCGGTAGGAGTCTTCAATGGCTCTTGTAATTGCTGATCGGGTTCAAGAAACCACAACCACAACCGGAACTGGAACCGTTACCCTGGCGGGTGCAGCTACAGGCTTTCAGTCTTTTGCTGCTATCGGCGATGGCAACACAACCTACTACACCATTGCGGGAATAGGCACATCCGAGTGGGAAGTGGGCCTTGGTACATACACATCTTCTGGCACTACCCTGTCCAGAACAACCGTCCTGAGTTCAAGCAATAGTGGGAGCCTGGTCAACTTCTCAGCTGGTACGAAAAACGTATTCTGTAGCTACCCAGCCGCAAAATCGGTCAACGAAGACGCAAGCGACAAGGTAAGCGGATATGTAATTGAGAACTCCAGCATCGGTGCAACGACACCATCAACTGGAGCGTTTACAACCGTCAGCCTGACGGGTACGACAAACCAAGTATCCAGCGTTGCAGTTACGTCAAACCCAGCCGCACCGTCTGCTGGTAACCTAAAGACGTTTGCTAAGACTATTGCAGGAGGCTATACCGCACCAACATTTTTGAATGCTACCAATGCGGCATACCCATTGCAAGTAGCGTTATCTAATAAGAGCATAGCATATATAAAACCATTCCCAGGGTATAACAATCTTGAAACATTGGGAAGTAATACTTCAGTTACTAATAATGCCGTTGCAACTATAGCAGCAACTAGTATGTTTACTAGAGCAGCACGAACTGGAGTTAATTCTCAAGCGGTTCTTGGAACTCTAGGTACTATAAGAAATTTAGCAAATTTTTATGCTTTAGGTTCCGCAACATCTCCGGCCTATGGTGGTTTTTATATGACCGTTAGGTTTGGGTATTATAGTCATGCAGCAAACAAAAGGTCATTCACTGGGATGACTTCTTCTGTTGCTGCTCCAACTAACGTAGAACCATCTACGCTAACAAACTGTATTGGAGTGGGGCAAGGAGCGGCAAATACAAATCTGTTTATTTATTATGGTGGCTCTGCGGCACAAACCCCAATTGACTTAGGAACAAGTTTTCCAGCAAACACCTCAGATGCCGATTGGTACGAACTTGCTTTATTTGCTCCACCAACATCAAACAACACGGTGTATTACCAAGTTACCAGACTAAATACTGGTGATGTGGCTACTGGAACTTTGACAGGAACTGCTGGAACTGTATTGCCTGCAAATACAACATTCATTTCCTTTAGGCACTGGATAACTAATAATACAGGTTCAACACTTACAGGAATGGCATTTGGCGGCTGGTGGATTGAGACGGACTACTGATGTACACGATTATTCTTGACCAAGGAACCGTAACGCGGGATGCCGACGGTAAGGTGGTTGCGCCTTGTCAGTCAGACCAAGACCCTGATTTCCGCGCCTACATTGATTGGGTAGAGGCTGGCAACCAGCCAACAATTCTAGAAACCTCGCCAGGCGAGTAGGGAATGCCATGCTTGGCTTTTCAGCATTCTCACAAAGCGCATTTAGCACGCTATCTGGTACAACGTATTCTGTAGAACTCACAGAAAGTACATCGGGCTACGGCGCTGGCGCGTATGGATACAGCGCGTATGGCATGAATGCAGTCGATGGATTGTTAGCTGGATTTGGTTATTCCGCTGCAATTGCGGAAACCGTAACCAGCGCAGATAGCCAATCACTAGCGATCACATTTGCGTTGTCGTTATCAGAATCTGGTGCGGCATCCGACAGCACGATTGGACTTTTGACAATCCCCACAACGCTATCTGAGACAGCATCATCTGCGGACTCAATTGCGAACAGTTTGACAGCGGTGGCCGACATCACAGAAACCGGTTCAGCATCAGATTCTCAAGTATCCAGTTTCAACGTAATAGCCTTTGCAGTAGAAAGCGCAACGGCAGCAGATTCACTGGCTAACCAAATGGTCGCAGTGGCATTCGCTATAGAAGCTGGAACTGCTACTGATTCTCAGATTGGCGTTGTTGTCATGCCAGTCAATCTGGCCGAAGCTGGCTCAACTGCTGACGCTGTAAGCAACGCGCTGACTGCTGTAGCCGAGGCGCTTGAATCTTTAGCTGCGTCTGATACCGTAATCAGCACGTTTACCCTTAGTTCAGTTTTGACTGAATCCGGAACACTTTCAGAGACACTGACGCCTGCCTTTGCGTATTTTGTAAGCAGCGCAGAGTCAGGCACAGCGACTGATACGCAAGCTGGTGTATTTGCTTTCTTTTGTGATGTTCTGGAACTGCTAAGTGGCGGTGACGCCTACTCCTCTGCTGGTAGCATCTTTAGCATTGCAATGCTAGAGGCAGGCACTGCCACTGATGATTTCGGCGTTGGAGGGTCAATTTACCTGGTGCAGATTGCGGATGCTGCCGCAGCACTGGACCTGATTGCCGCCAGGCTGAAATGGGAGCCGGAGCCAATCAATCCAGATATGTGGACTGACTCTGGCACGTCTACCACAACATGGACTACACAGTCCCCAAATACTGATAGCTGGACTATAATTTCTGACAATACCAACCCCTGGACACCATCAGGCGCAACGTCCAAGGCATGGACAACCCAATGAGGTAAATCATGGCTGATACGACCACCACAAACCTACTCCTGACCAAACCAGAGGTTGGCGCAAGCACCGACACTTGGGGAACCAAGGTAAATACGGACCTTGATTTACTGGACTCGCTGTTTGCGGCGGCAGGAACTGGAACCAGCGTAGGCTTGAACATTGGCACTGGCAAGACACTAACGCTTGCTGGTACGACTAAGTTTGCAGGGTCTACATCAGGAACTACCACAGTGCAGGCCACTGCGGTGGCTGGGACTACAGTTCTTACGTTGCCTGCGGCTACAGACACCCTGGTTGGCAAGGCGACTACCGATACGCTGACCAATAAGACGCTTACAAGTCCTACTCTTGCGTCTGCAAACATCACAACTGCACTGACATTGAACAGTGCATCAGGCACATCTGGTCAAGTTCTTACATCCGGTGGATCAGGTGCTGCACCTACTTGGGCAACCCCCGCTGGAATTACATCAGGCACTGCTGTTGCATCCACCAGCGGAACCAGTATTGACTTCACGGGAATTCCGTCTTGGGCCAAACGCATTACTGTGATGATTGCTGGAGTGTCTACAAGTGGGACTAGCCCTGTTCGCTTACAAATAGGAGGGGGTTCTGTTGAAACTACCGGTTACGAAGGCGAAGGAACGGTCATGGGCGTTGGTAGTGCAGCTTCAACAGGCGGTTTTGATAGATTCCAAACAGCCGCTGCCAACATTACAAATGGGTATTATTTGTTAATGTTAGTTGGATCTAATCAATGGGTGTGCGTTGCACAATACGGATTCAGTACTGGCAGTGATCCTGGTTGGATTAACGGTAGAAAAACTACTGCAGCAGCGCTTGACCGAGTTCGTTTAACCACCGTCGGAGGCACAGACACCTTTGATGCTGGCACTATCAACATTCTTTACGAGTAAACACCATGACCACACGAATTGAAGTTAATACTCAAACTGGTGAACAAACAGTAATTGAACTGACTGCTGAAGAGTTGGCAGAAGCAGCCACCATGAAAGCTGCATGGGATGCTGAACAGGCAGCCAAACAAGCCCAGCCCACACAAGATGAAATAATTGCTGCGCTAATTGCGCGTATCGCGGCGCTAGAGGCTAAATAATGGAATTTCAGCCAATGTTTAACTTCATCGGCGGCGCAATCCTGGTCGCCGTCGGGTGGTGGTGCAAAGAGATATGGGACTCTGTCAAGGCGCTGAAAGCAGACATCAAGGCCATTGAGATTGACTTACCAAAAAACTACGTCAGCAAGACAGACATCGAGAGCAGGTTCGACAAAATTGACGCAACCTTGGAGCGTTTATTTGATCGGTTGGATAGCAAGGTTGATAAGTGATTTCTTTGCTTGCCTCGGCTGAAAGCCCTTGGCCTGGCACTGAGACAAAGACGGTTTTGGTTTGTCGTATCCCTAAGAAAGATGAGGACAAGATGCTTAGAGCAAATGAGTTTATGGACAAAGATGGACGCATCTGCCGCTGGGCGGTAGTGAACAAGAAGTAATGGACCCATTCACGGCTTTCGCTATGGCACAAGGTGCTGTCGCTGGCATAAAAAAGCAGTCGCCCTTGGTAAAGATATCCACGGCCTATACAAAGAATTCAGCAGTTTCTATCAAGCGGCAGACACGGTTCATCTAGCAAGCAGCAAGGCCAGGATTGCGTCAATTGGAAAGACAGATGCGCAGATAAGTTCTCAGGCTCTCCAGATTGCGATGGCGTCCAAAGCGTTGCGAGAGCATGAGAAGGAACTGAAGGACATCCTCTTCTATAGCGGTAACGCACAGGTCTGGGAAGAGATGATGGCAGAGCGAGCCAGGCTGATAAAGGAACGCAACACTCTTGAAAGAGAAGAGGCAGAAAGAAAGCAAAAGGACAAGGAAGTGAAGGTAGCAATCATCATGAACACACTCTGGCTAACTGGAGCATCCGCTATCGTTGTCCCCTTGGTTGGCGCCTTATTTCACGTTATCACTAACAGAGGTCTCTAATGATTCCAATTATCGGCGCACTACTCGGTACTCTTGCGGAAAGCGGTCTAGGACTCCTATCCAGCGCCATCCAGGCCAAAGGCAAGGAGGTTGTCGAGAACACGCTTGGCGTGAAGATTCCCGACAACCCCACCCCTGCGGACGTTGAGAAGCTACGGCAACTCCAGTATGAGCATGAAGAACGCTTGATTGAGTTGGGCATTGAGAAAGCCAAGCTGGAAATGGCTGAACTGGAACTGCTTGCCAAGGCCGCACAAGCCGATGCCGACAACATCACAGACCGCTGGCAGGCAGACATGTCTTCCGATTCATGGCTGTCCAAGAACATCCGACCTATGTCGCTGGTTGCGCTGTTTTTGGGCTACTTCTTGTTTGCCATGATGTCTGCTTACGGTTACAACGCCAATGAGAGCTACGTAACTTTGCTGGGAAATTGGGGACAGCTAATCATGGGCGCATATTTCGGTGGCCGGACAATTGAAAAACTTGCAGATATGAGGAACAAAAAATGAGTCTCAATCAAGAGCAAGCAGCTTTCCTGCTGGATATGTGCAAGCTAATCCAGTACGCCACAGAGCAGGGATTCCTGGTCACTGGTGGCGAATTGGCGCGTACACCCGAGCAGCAGGCCATCTACTTTAAGACGGGCAGGTCTAAGACCATGAACAGCATCCATCTGAAGCGTTGCGCGATAGACCTTAACTTTTTCAAGGACGGGAAAATCATCTGGGACAAGGAAATCCTGGCTCCGCTTGGCGCGTATTGGGAAAGCCTACACCCGAAAAATCGTTGGGGCGGTAACTTTCGTTCATTGGTAGACTGTCCGCACTTTGAACGTAACGTATGACCGACTACACAAGCCAAATTACAACGCCAGCGCAGCCGAATCTCGGCAATCCTGGCGAGGTATATGACCGCTTGTTTTTCAGCCAGACACTCAGCAACATCGGGAACTACGCAAAGCGCGTCACAAACGCTTTGGCAGCGTTATTCGGACCGCGTGGGGGTAAGTACCTAAACGCCCCTTATGGCGCGTTCCAGGACACTACAACGCAGACAACTACGGCTAACACGGCCACTGCGCTGAAGTTCAACACGACAGACTTCAGCAATGGCATTGTGGTGGACAGCACCACCAAGTTGCGGGTATCGCAAAGCGGTGTCTACAACTTGCAGTTCAGCGTGCAGATGCAAAATACTGACACTCAGGCGCACGATATGAGCATTTGGTTGCGTCAGGATGCGGCTGGTGCTGGCACTGATATACCAGGCTCAACTGGCCTGATAAGCGTCCCTAGTTCTCATGGTGGAGTTGACGGTCACAACATCGTTGGCTGGAATTACTTTATCAGTCTCAACGCAAACGATTTCGTGGAGATATGGTGGTCTACGACCAGCACTCAGGTCTCAATACCAGCATATGCTGCTACCACGTCACCCACTAGACCAGCCACTGCGTCTGCTGTAGCTACGCTGTCGTTTGTCTCCAACCTATCGGTCTAATCATGGCACTCATTCCTCTAAAGATTCCCCCAGGCGTTTACCGCAACGGCACTGAGTACCAGGCAATGGGACGATGGTACGACTCCAACCTGGTGCGCTGGTTTGAGAACACTTTGCGACCCATTGGCGGGTGGCAGAAGCATTCCACGTCGCAGATGACGGGAATGTGCCGAGGTCTTATAACTTGGCGTGATAACGGTGGAGATCGCTGGATCGGAGCCGGTACGCACACAAAGCTGTTCGTCATGTCTGCCGCCGGAGTCTTGAAGGACATCACGCCTACCGGATTTACGACAGGAGAGGCCAGTTCAGTCATCAAGACGGGATACGGGAATGCCGCCTATGGCTTGTACGCCTACGGCACTCAGCGCCCTGACACCGGCCTGGCTACACCGGCAACCACCTGGAGCCTAGACACCTGGGGAGAGTACCTGGTGGGATGCAGCAGCACAGACGGTAAGTTGTACGAGTGGCAGTTGGGGTTTGCTACGCCTACGCTGGCGGCTGCTATCACCAATGCACCGACAAGCTGCGCGGCGCTGATGGTCACCAGCGAGCGCATTATGTTCGCCCTGGGCGCGTCGGGCAACCCGCGTCTGGTGAAGTGGTCGGACCAGGAGAACAATACGACATGGACGGCGGCAGCCACCAACCAGGCGGGTGACTTTGAGATACCGTCAGTAGGCGCACTGAAGTGCGGCAAGCGCGTGCGTGGAGTCAACATCCTGTTTACAGACGTGGACGCGCACGTCGCCAGCTACATCGGACTGCCCTACGTCTATTCTTTTGAGAAGATAGGCAGCGGTTGCGGGGTCATATCCGCGCAGGCGGTGGCCGCCATCGACACCTCCGCGATGTGGATGTCTAAGTCGGGATTCTGGTCCTATGACGGGTTTGTCAAGCCCATGACGTGCGACGTTGGGGACTACGTCTTCAACAACATCAATATGTCCCAGGCGTCCAAGGTCTACGCCGTCCATAACTCACAATATGGCGAGGTGACCTGGTTCTATCCGTCCATCTCCTCTAACGAAAATGACTCATATGTCACCTATAACTACCGTGAAGGCACTTGGTATTTCGGACTGATGGCGCGTACGGCTGGGACTGACAGGGCGGTGTTTACAAACCCCATGTTTGTCAGCACCGACGGGTACATCTACGACCACGAGATCGGCTACACCTACGACTCGGTGGCTCCCTACGCGCAGTCCGGTCCGATTGAACTCGGGAACGGCGACAACGTGATGGCCGTCAGGTCGGTGATCCCAGACGAGCAGACGCTGGGTGAGGTCCTGATCTCATTCACGGCCAGGATGTACCCGACATCGGAAGAGTCCAGCTACGGCCCGTTCAGCGCGAAGGCGCCAACCGATACTAGGTTCTCAGGCCGGTCAGTCAAGATGAAGGTCACCGGTAACGTACTGGAAGATTGGCGGGTCGGCGTGATGCGGCTGGAGGCCACAACAGCAGGGAAACGGTAATGGAGGATTTCTGGAGGTTGGCACAACACATCGAAGCCGCCTTAGAATACTCAGCAGGAACCCACACTCTTCAAGATGTTGCGCAGGGTGTAGAGGAGAACAAATTCCAGCTTTGGCCTGGAACCAAAAGCGTAGTCATCACAGAGATCATTGTCTATCCGCGACTCAAGAATCTGCATTATTTTCTTGCTGGCGGCGACCTAGATGAACTCAAGCGGATGCGACCACACATCGAGTCTTGGGGTAAGCAGATTGGTTGCACGCGAGTTACCTTGGCTGGCCGTAAGGGTTGGGCAAGGACGTTTTTAGCAGATGAGGGATACGCCCCGAAGTGGCATATCCTTAGCAAGGAGTTGTAGATGGCGACAAGAAACCGTTACGCTGAGATCATGGCGCAGTACGCGCAGTCGCAGCCGTTTTCGTTCTTTGGTTACCCACAAGCCTACACCGGAGGGTATGACGTCGCCCAGCCTCAAGCGTCAGCAGCACCAGTCAATCGTTATCAAGAAATCATGGCGCAACCAGCGCGTGCTGGTGGTGGGCAAGGATTACCCACTGACTACAACCCAGAGTGGACTGCTTTGACTGATGCAGAAAAGGCAGCCTACTACGCTGAAAATCCAGGATGGTCAAAGTTCACACAACTCGGCCAAAATATATTTGGATTTACTTGGCCTGGTGCATTGCAAAAAGGTGTAGTACCTGATTTTGTTGCTAGGCAAAAACTGATTGCGCAAGGAATCAACCCTGATAGTGGTTCCGGTGATCCTACTGCTGGCAGATACATGGGTTATACAGATGCGTATGGTAGTGACCCATCAGCATCATTTGGATTTGTCCAAGCGCCTGGAGAAAACCGTGGTGGATTTTTAGGAGTAACTCCGCAGCAAGCTGCTTATCAGGCTGCTATAGCAGCGGCCAATGCATCGGATGGAGGGTTTACTGCCAACCCGATGAGTTCTGATCCTGCTCAACAAGCAGCAACTATTCGTCAAGCAGAAGCGGATTCAGCTGCAGCACGCGCTAGTGAAGCTGCATCCGCTGCACAAGCAGCAGCGCAAGGTGACACCAGCAACTACAGCAATGAAGGCCGTAGTGGCGGTGGTGGAGGAGGTGGCTACAGCGGAGGTGGTGTAGCTACCGGTGGCAATAACGGTGACGCATCAGGCGGTGGTGATCGCGGAACACGCGGTGGCTTTGCTCAAGGCGGCCATGTCTCCATGACGCACTTGCTAGGACCAGACCCAGAGGGTCCGGATGATGGCTATGGAGCATTGAAGGATGGCGAGTTTGTCATGAACGACAAGGCGGTCAAGAAGTACGGTATCGAGTTGATGCAGGCCATTAACTCGGGCAAGATTTCAAAGGGTAAGCTGCGCGGCTTGCTCGAAATGTAAGGAGAAACGATATGTCTAAAGGCGGCGGTACTACAGTAAGCACAACGAACATTGACCCTAGTCTAAAGGCGGCGTACCTACGCAATGTGGAGCAGGCGCAGGGCGTTGCTGGTGCGTTGCCGGTTCGTGAGTTTGCAGGATTTAACCCGTTGTACACGGCGGGTGAGCAGCAAGTAACGAATGAGGCTCTAACCCCATTCACGGGTGAGTCCATCCAGCAGTTTATGAACCCCTACGAGAATGAGGTGGTTCAGCGTAGCCTGGCTGACGTAGGTGGCGCATTGGATATCCAGCGTCTGAAGGACCGGCAGGCGGCTACAGCGGCACGCGCTTTCGGTGGATCACGCCAGGGCGTCGCAGAGTCACTCACAAACGCCGCTGCAATCAAGCAGGCCGCTGATACCGCTGCGCAGTTACGCGCACAGGGTTACGGCCAGGCTGCTCAGTTGGCTCAGTACGCGAAGGGAGCAAACATCTCCGGCGGCCAGGCGGTGATGGGCCTGGGCGGTGCGCGTCAGCAGTTGGAGCAGGCGCAGTTGGATGCCCTGCGCAACATCGGCCTGGAGAAGCTACAGATTGCGTCTGGTGGACTCAGCACCCAGCTACCAAATCTTGGAATGACGCAATCTCAACCGTACTACACAAACCCTATATCGGGAGCCTTTGGTGGTGCATTGGCAGGGCAGCGTCTAGGCGGTGCGGATTACGGTGGCTACGGCGCTGCACTCGGCGGTCTGCTTGGATACTTTGGATAAGGGGAACAAGATGGCAACACTGTCAGATTTCTATTATGGTGAACCAATGGACTTTGGTCCAAGAAGCCAGTATTACCTTGGTAGTGGGGTTGGAGCCACAAGATTTAATCCGAACTACCG